AGTTTGTCAATGAATTTTTCAAACTTCTTGATGTCACTTTTCTTTCTTACGATGACCTTGACGATCTTATTCTCATACTCTGTAGTATTGAATGTTTGATGGTCGGTATCTTCGTAGTAGATGTTATAGAAGAGTCTGTGAGGATTATTTACTGGAGTGTGTTCTAGAGATTCTGTATCAAAAAGAGTGAAACCTCTGGCATCTTTGACATCACTCCAGAACATTTCATAGGGATTACCGAGATAATAAACGGTCCCATTGTCGGATCGAGTGTGATAATGTCCCGAGAATACTTTTTTGAACTTATCAAAGGATCTACTGTCGTGACCATGGTCCATGACGATTTGACTGTTGACTTTGAATCCATTGAGTTCAAGATGTCCCATTGCGACTGAACACTTGGTCTTACTGATAATCTTATTGGTTTCTTTTTGGTTCTCTTCATTGATCCAAGGAATAAAGAGAGTTTTAAGACCGCCCAGTGACACCTCTGTAGGAGAAGAATAAACCTCAACATTATCATATTCTTTCAGTAGAAGGTCTACTGCATTAACTTCGTTCGTGTTCTTGTAATATGCGTCATGGTTACCAACCATAAGATGCATTTTGATACCTCTTTCTTTAAGAGGGTCGAACACAACTCTCTTGGACCACTTTAGTGCTTTGAATTCAATACCCTTACGACTATCAAATGCATCACCCATATGTACTACAGTATCGATACCTTCCTTTTCTAATGTAGGAAAGAAGATATCATTATAGAACTTTTCAAAGTAGTCGTGAAAGAGTTTCGAGTTTTTACGAGCACCATAATGTGTGTCGGTTATGATACCAATCTTCATTACTATTCCTTAACTTCCCAAGACCCACCAACACCACCTTCTAGATTGACCACAATATCTTGTGGTTCAACAGGAGTATATGGGTGTTGGGGTTTGTGTTCTCTATCCATAGGTAAAGATCCAGTCAAATCTCTACGAGATTGGTTTTTGATAACAATGAAACAATCTTTATTATACTTACGAGTACCGATAGGTGACTGCCACTTTCTATTGTACTCTTCACCAACATCAATACCTGAAACTTGAGTACCACCAAGTTCTACAGTAATCTCGTCATCTACAGACCAACCAAGTTTTTCTACATAACTAGCAACTAGTTCATTGATAGTTGGTTCTTCTAAGATACGTTCTTCTGGGTCAAGACTTCCATTCATAATCAACCACCTCTTAGTTTTTGATGTACTGCATCTTTGATGCTATTATAGTCAGAGTAATTGCCACTGTCAAGTTCATTAGAGTCGAATACTTCATCGAAGTCACTCTTCTCAAGAATTTTATTTTTAATTTCTAGTTGCTTCTTCTCTTGAGAAATCCTTCTCAGGAAGGCATAGTAGATAATCTGAGTGAAGTATGCAAAAGGATTCTTTGACTTCTCTGGATTAAAGTTATGAATATATCTTACACAGTTTTCAATACCATCACAGATCATATCATCCTTGAACATGTAGTTCACGAAGTTAGGTTTGTATGATAGATGGTTTGCAATCTTCAGGAAACATTCACCAATATACCTAGGAATAACTGGTTTGGGTTGGTCATTGAGTTTTGCTGTTGCAACCTGTGCAAAGTAATTCTCAAGAGCATTCAGAAATTCCTTATTGTTTACATAGTGTTCTGTACTTCTTGGTTTTGGCATAATAGCTTCAAGTCTTTAACCCGAATAATGTGTTGTACTTATTATAACATGACCTTATCAGTTCGACAAGTGTTGACAAGAATACAAATGCCACATAGACTAGGCTTGTCCCGGTTGATAGATAAGTTATAGGTTCTTAGAGATTATAAAGTTTCTCTAAAACTTCTTTTGCATCATGAACATTAGAGATGTAACCCATCTTTCTATCTAACTTCTGAAAGTTACCTTTAGTAGATTTTCTTATGTACTCTTGATAGTTCATAATCATTTCTAGATTTTCAGATTCAGACATCGTAAGAACATCATCTAGATTAATTACAAACAAATCTTCATGAGAAGTCTTTAACCATGGTTCAAATTTATACCCAGTAACAGAACCTCTGCTCTTTACAGGTTCTATCATAATGGGATTTGATACCAGTAACATAGTTCTATCATCCTCATCAGATGCTGCTACCTTAGCAAATATTTCGTCACCACATTTAAGTTTTATGGTGGCGAAAAAGTCATCTTCTATCATATGCTCTCCTTGTTTAGTCTTTTATGTCAATAGTTAAAATATCGTAGTTGAACTGTTCAGAAACATAAATTTTGATACGTTCAATAAAATGATTCAGTGTATAGTTTTTTCTTGAATTAATTGTAAAGTCATCTGCAATATCATAAAGTTTGGCACTCACTTTATCTTTGCCTTTACGTAGGACTCTACCAATACTCTGCAAGTTCCGAATACGAGATTTTGATGGAGAGGCAAATATTACATTGTGTAGATTTTTAATATTAATACCGGTACTGAATGTTCCGTATGATGCAACAATGATAGCGTCTTTTTGTGATTCAGTAATGAGTCTGACTTGTTCCCTATCTTCTGCACCAACACCACCGTGAATAAAGAATACTCTTCTTCCTTCACTTACCTTATTATTTATCATCTCATATAAAATTGCACCATGAGACTCAACACGACTGAATAATACGAGAGTATTACCTTTCATATCACAAGAAAGATTTGTAATAAATTTATTTCTCATCTCGTGAGAGATGAGATGCTGAATCTCATCCTCATAGGTATCAAACTTTTTGGGTCTATACTTTAATACGAGACATTGAATATCAAGTGTCGCAAGATGACCTTCATCAATCAGTTTTTTTGTTCCAGTAACTTTATATGACGGTCCAAACAGTCCCTCTAACACCCACTTATGGGTCTGTGTCCCGTCTAATGTTCCTGTGAATCCATATCTATACTTTGCATGATGTAACTTATCCATAATCCCTACAAGAGACTTAGACTTAAACAAGTGTGCTTCATCACCAATGATGACATCATAGTCCTCAAAGAACTTTCTATCCAATTGATAAACAGACTGCCAGGTGGTAATAGTTACTTCATTTGTATTGACCCTCTCACGCCCTGCGTAGATACGGTGACAGTGGTTCTCTGGATCCCAACCATAGTCCTTGAAATCTTTATACATCTGCTCTACAAGAGATGTAGTAGGAACAACCAATAGAATTTTATTACCTTTTGCTACATGGTATCTGACAATAGTGTAAATCATAAATGACTTACCAGATGCTGTAGGTGATATTAGCAACTTACGATTATATCTTAACGCATCATAAACTGCTTCTATCTGATAGTCTCTCGGTTCAAAATGAGTAATGGACTTCATATAGTCCTTGACACCACCTAACGACACAAAGTCATTAACTTCGAATGGTGGTCCGTAAAATTTATTATTCTCAAACTTATATGTGTAACCTGAAGTCTCACAAAATGCAATAATTTTATCTAGAAGACCTACATAGATCCTCTTCGTCTTCATATTATAAAGATGTATCTCACCGTTCCAATGCCTACTCCTATACTGTGGCATGAACTTTTTTGATTCCACTTCAAAGGTAAAGCGGTCTCTGAGTTCATACTCTACATGTGGTTCGGTTGTTATTTTTAGATATACTTCGTTTACCTTCTCAATTGTCAAATGAGACATGATGTAACTTTTCAGTTACTATTATTTATTACATATTGTCAAATCTATGTTCTAATATAATTCTATAAAAATTATCTCTCATCATGATAAGGTCTTCTTGTTCTTGAGCATCACCACCAGGCCATCTCTGAACTGCCTGAGATAAACCTGTGTGAATGAGACGAATACCTTCTATAGGTAATTCTATATGATAATAACCTTCCTCATCCATTAACCTGCCCCAGATGTGAACCTCATATAGTCAATTGAGTTTTTAATTTGATATGTTCTATTAGTTATCTGTTTTAAAATCTCTTCAATATACTTCAACATGACATCGTAATATTCTATCTTCAACGAAACTCCTGAGAGTTTCTCATCTGCGTCAAGATACTTTGACATAGTGTCTTTATCTCGGATCTTTTTGGGAAACGGATT